TATTGAACATTATTCTTGATTGTTCAATTATTTTAAGTTGGTTATAGGGTCTTATCAACCCCTCAACATAAGAAGTTTCAGAATATTCATTTTGTGATTTATAGGAAATATATATAATCTGAGAATCCAAAATCACCTTTCTTAGTTTAGGGTCTTCAGGATACTGAATCCAAATATGGGTCCCAGTTTCAGGTTCATAACCTGGTATTACAGTCACGGGATCTATTTCTTCAAAGCCAATTATATTTTGAACTTTATCATCCCAAACTATTTCAAAAGCGGCGAACCCATCGATTAAAAATTTTCTGAATATATCCCAAGCTCTTCTCCCATTGGAAAAATTAAAATTTGAGTATACCTCTTCAAAAATTTCGTAATACCTGTCTCTTAATTCTTGAGGGTATTCATTTTCATTTATTTTGGTTGGTCTACAGAATTTCTCTGATTCATCATAAATGATACTTTCGTCACATACGGTAGTTATAAAATCTCTTATCTCATCTTTAATTGAGTATTCTCTGAGTATTCTTATTTTATCTCCTATTGACTTATCTAAATATGCTATACTTTTTTGAGATAACACACTAGCAACTGCTCTTTGTGAGAAAAAATCATACATCCCACCTGAACCACCAGTGTTCATTTGGTTAGGGTCTTCATTAACACCAACGGTAACTTTATTTCGAGTTACCATATCATCATAATACATCCCCCAATTGGATAAACTTCTTAGAGCTTTCGAGAAAAAACCCTGATTCGAATTACCTTGAGTGGAAATCCCAGAGTTGTTGTTTGGATTATAACTTCCAGCCATTTTTAATTGATATGAGTAATTATTATTTTTAAGAGGCCACTCATCTATTTAAAGTGAACCTCTTTATAATATATATTATATTCCATCTGCCCTCTTTGTGGATTGATCACAAAAACTAAAAGTTTTTGTGTTTTCTTTGGCGTTCAATATAAAGGGGAATACCCTTTCCTGTATTTTTTCAACATTTTATTTATCTTTTTCTTTGGCATGTTTAACACCCATAATAGTACCTATAATACTAAAAGAATTGGTTAAAAGTATACCAAATAAATTTGACCAAGTGGATTCTAATATAGGATTCTCTTTTCCGGTAACCAAGGTAAAAGCAAAAAGAAGTGTGGTAATTACACCTACTCCTAAAATTATCCATAAAGCTACTTTAACAATTTGACCTATTAACTCAAATTGAGTTTTTTTCTGCATTAATTCTAGATCTTCTACTGCTTTGTCTTTTCCCTTTTCAGCTTCTTCTCTTAGTTTTTGGGCTTCCCACTCAGCATTTTTGGCTTCTTCTAAAGCCAATTGAAGTTCTTCCATTAAGGAATCATTTTCTTCTTGCTTAGCAACTAATTCCTTATTTTGATTTTGAACTTGTTTAGTTACTGTCAATCGTTTTTTACGAGCAGTAGCATCTTTTTCTTTACAAATATCAAGATATTTTTGAAATTCAGTATCTCCCTCTTCTGCTTTAAGTACTTTTAAAATATTACCTTCTAAATATATTCTTTTTTTTTTAACGAGAGTTAATAACACATCTTTTATTTCTTTTGTAACCTCCATTTGTGTTTATTTTTTAGTATCTTGAAGCGTGATGTTTTTAAAGCGTAAATCAAAATTTTCTTTTTGTAACTGTTCAATTTTATGTTCTAAATCCTCTCTATACATTTTAGAGATATCTGTTTCTTTTACTTCAGATTTTTTAGATTCAATTTTTTGGGTGATTCTTCTGATATTACTTAATGCACTAATTGCTATCACAACCCAACCCCAATTCATAGGAGTCCAATTCCAACTATCAAATAATGAAAAATGTATTACAACAAATATAATAGCAATAACCCCATAACCATAAGCAAATTTTCTTCTCATTTCTAAACTTTTATAGACAACCGAGTATAGAGTTCCAAAACCTACTAGAGCACTAATAATAGCTAAATACCAAAATTTAGGAAAGAATTCAACTTCTAATACTATAGGAGCAAATATAAACCAGATTAATCCCTGTAGAACCTCAGTAGGTTCAGAATCATGGTATGTTAATATATGTCCTATTTTTTTTATCATTTGTATACTTTAAATGGGTTTGTTTTATTTACATACCCTTCATAGTCATTCATAAAATCTTCTAATCGAGGTTCAATGTCATCTGATTTAATAATCCAGAATTGAGCTCCTGCTGCTTTAGCTTTTTCAATTTCTTGATGGTCATCTGAAGAAGAAATAATACCAATTACACAACCATTACCGTATTCATGGTTAATTTTATGTACCATTTCAATTCCATTAAATGAGGAACCAATAATATTTAAATCAACAAATACACATTCAGGGCGTTCGTGATTAGGGTCGTCTGGGAACCAAGATTTAAATAGCTTATCAGCTTCATCACTAGAATTTAATGCCTCTAATGAAAGGGTTATATCTAGAATACTACATACATCTTCGAAGACCAAGTGAAATAAGTCTTCATCATCTATTAACATAATTGAGTTTATCATCTTATTTATTTTATTTTGATTCTTAATTTTGTACCAGGGTTAATTTTTTCTGCTGTTATACTAAATCCATGTTCACGGAGTATAGATATACATATGTTTAGTCCTAATCCGGATCCACTTTCTTTTTGATTTTTTCTCCTAGTATAAGGTTTAGCTAATTCAACAAATTCTTGTTGAGTCATACCTCTCCCGTTGTCTTGAACAACTAGGGTACTGTCGTTTTCCATAAAAATCATTACAGATTTAGTAGAACTGTCGTTGTACTTTAATCCGTTTCGGATTAGATTATCAATGGCGGTGCAAAATAAAGGTTCATTAACATCAATTATAGGTAAATGGTCAATTGCGACTTGTTTTGTATATGATGTAGATGATAAATAATCTGAGAGTATTTCTTTTAAATTGTAGGGCTTTTTATCCAGTTGAGCTTCTTCTTTAACTAAGTTGGTAAATTCTTTAACTCCAGAGTATACTTTTTGAGTATGCTTTAACCCTTCCTCTAACATTTTTAGAGGTGAAGCTATTTTTAATTCTTTAATTTGTTCCTCAGATAATCTTCTTTTAAGAGATGTTAATCCTCTAGGCATATAAGTATTAATACCTGAGTGCATATCGTGTCTTAAGATTTTAGCTGCGTGTCCTAAATAAGAATTCTTTTGGTTTACTATAACTTCAGCTTCATGTTGAGTAGTAATATCTGTTGCTATTTTTAGAACTCTAGTATATTGTCCGTTTTTATCTTGAATAGGAGTATAATTTCCAAATAACCAAACAGACTTTCCATCTTTTCTTACACGTTCAAACTCTCCACTTACACTCTTTCCTTGTCTTAGAGTCTCCCAAAAATCTGAGTATTCCTTACTCTTGGCATACTCAACAGGCACCAATTTTCTATGAGGTTGATTTTTTAATTCTTTTTCCTTACGCCCCATTGCAGAACAAAATTTATCATTTGCTTCTAAAACATAACCTTTTATATCTAACATTACAACTAAGTTAGATTTATCGATAGCTTTTAATTGTAAATCAATATTAGTTTCTTTCAAAGTGATATTAGTAATAAATCCTTGTAGTACCTTAAAGAAAGAAGGTATAAAGAATACAACACACCCCCAACCGAATTTAGCTAAAAAAAGTGTAGGTTCACATAAACCAAATACAATACAGGTCTGTACCACAAAGAATGCTATCATGGTAGCTAAAGCAACTCCTAAAGATATTTTAGAGTTTAATGATAGATCTGAAAGTACTTTCATTTATAAATCTGCTTTTTTAAAACCACATTTAGCAAAAAACCATTTGCACTGTTTAATAAAATTAATTTTTAAAACTTTTGTTCATAACTCACTTAACATGTCCATTAATTCCGGTTGGGGGAACATATCAAATTTATCTTTCCGGGTATTAGTATGTGACCACACCCCTTTAACTCTACCATAGAATGCATCTTCGTTAAACTCAAATGCTTTTGCCCCGTTTTGTTTAACTAGTTTTGGTAATCCTTCTCTAATGTCAATATTATCTCTTTCGGCTAAATGTAAAAGTAATTTTTTTAGAGATTCAATCTGTGAGGTTGAATATTTATGCCACTTTTTATACCCTCTAAAAGATTCATCTAATTCCACCGTTTGGGTAGGGTGAACATCCATACCATGCCAAGCTTTACCTTCTTTAACCCAACCAAAATTACAAACCTCTATTCCAACTGAATGAGTATGCATGTGTTGGGAACCATTTCTGCCTAAATGCCAACCATAATTCTCTTTTTCAAAAGCTTGAAGCACTTTCCCATCATATATTTTTTCATCATTTTTAATAGATGGTCCTCCTACAACGAACTCAGTCCCTATGGAACCTCTTTTATCACGACCCCACCCATCTATTGTATTGTAGGGGTTATGCCAACCCGCGGTGTGGTGTAAGAATACATATTCTTTATCAGTAGGACCTGGTTTAAATTCTCCAGTTGGGAGAAAATGAGTTTCGATTTCTAAATCATCTGAGGTGGTGTAAACTTTATCGGTATTGTCAGTGGTAGCAATACCCATTTCATCCCAGGTTAAAGGACCCACAATACCATCAGGATTTAAACCATTTTTAGTTTGCCATTCCCTAACAGCTTTTTCAGTTTTTTCTCCGAAAATACCATCATCACCTATATTTAAAAACCTTTGGACTTCTTCTACTTGGGGTCCCCTTGAACCTTCTTTTAATATCATATATCCTCGTCTTTTTTAACCTTAAGTAATGTTTAGGATGGGATTTTGTTATTGAAGTCTTCTCTGAGTTCTTTAGCTGCTTTCATACTTTCGTTTAACTCTTTATTTCTATCGTCTAAGATAGTTAGAGCTTTAGAAAGGACTTCACTCTCACCTAATAAATCGATGTTAGCTTGAACTTTTTCTTTATTTTGATTCACTTCGTCCATTTCCATTTCTATCTCTCTTATCTTATCTTCTAAACTTTGTTGTTTTTTTACTTCCGAGTCTATTTTATCCTCAAAGAAATAAGAAAGATCATACCCTAGTTCGTTTCTTACATCGTTAATTAATTCAGTTGCGGTTTCATATTGAAACAATGAAGTGCCTTGTCTAGCGTCAATTCTATAGAGGTACATATTATCCCCATAATTAAAAACATAACATTCAATAAATGGGTTAGAAATGTTAGATATATGTTTAACTATGTCTAAGTCAACTATTTTATCTAAGTTTTGACTAACTGATTGAATCAATGGAAAGAATTGTTTATTAGCGATTGGGACTATAGGAGAAGAAAATACGTTTTCTAATGTGGTTTCTTTTTCAAGTTTATCACCATTGATAAACGTATCATCATTTTCTGTTGATATCCCAAAAACTAAATTTTCACTCAATTTAAAATCTATTCTATCCTCTTTAACATCAGCATATTCTAAAGCTTTTTGAAGTTGTCTAAGTGTATTTAGGTGGCTAGAATCTTCTATGTGGTTTTCAATGAGGGTTTTTTCCACTTTTTCTTCCGTTATTAAAAACCAACAATCATTTATTAAAGCTACATGACCTTCTTCGGTAGATTCAACAACAGTGAAAACATCTTCGCATTTACCACCGTTTAACATATTTTGTTTTTTCTGTGGATTGCTCTGTAAATTGACTATAAAGTTCTTCACTTCAGGGACCCAATCACATAAAGCTAATTCATTTAATATTTTATTCATCCGATCGGTTTCATCTTCGCAATTAATTATATCGAGTAAAATATTCAAGGGCTGTCTGTAAATCATACCTTGATTTTTTTCTTCAATAACTTTGTAAAGATCCTTCAAATTATATAACAACTCATTTTCTTGGATGTCTTGATTTAAATTTTCTAATAAATTCTTAACACCTTTATCATAAGTGTGTATCGATAGTTTTTCGTTCAAAGATTGAATAACTCTTTTTTCGGAGTATCTATCTACTCTATCGAAATGAGATTCAACTACCTTTGAGATATCTTCTTGAGTTTCATAGTCCAAATTTTTCTTGAAATTGAATAACTCCAACTTTAAATTGATCATATTTTTAGTTAATTTTTTTCTATACTATATATTATTGTTTTAAAACCTTTTTTTTCACTTTTTTTTTACCTAAAAATGAATTTTGATATATATATATATAAATAAATTAAAATTAATGACCCCTCAAAGTAAAAGAGTAGTTTGGACCACTGAAAAGGTCGAAGAGGCAAAAAAACTATTAGATGATGGGTATATTCTTAAAGGATACGAAATTCCCTTTTTCGAGAAGAAACCCGGGCTTAGAAAATCTGGTATTTCCTTCAGTTTTTCGGATTTTGAATTAGAAGAATATACGCGATGTAAAATAGATATTAAATATTTTATAGAAAATTATTGCTATGTGAAATCGGAAGATGGTCTTTACCATAAAATGAAATTAAGAGATTATCAATTTGATATAATAGACCTTCTTGATAATAATAAAAACAATATTATTATGGCTAGCCGCCAGGTCGGTAAAACTATAGTTGCTTCTATATTTATTTTACATTTTATGTTGTTCAATAATACCAAAAATGTTCTATTGGCTGCTAATATCTTAGATACGTCACAAGAAGTTTTAGATAAAATGAAAATTATCTATAGTTATCTTCCTTTTTTCCTTCAACAAGGAATTGATGTTTGGAATGTAAACCAGATTAAGTTTGAAAACATGTGTAGAGCAAAGGCTTTTGCTATGACGAAAAACGCTTCAATAGGTAATACAGGTGACTTAGTTTATATTGACGAGTTTGCGCACATCCAAAATAATATAGCTAACAAATTCTATAAATCGATTTTCCCTACACTTACATCTATAGAAAATTCTAAATTAATAATATCTTCGACACCAAATGGATATAATCTTTTTTACAAACTAATTACAGATAGTGAAAGAGAAAAAAATGATCCTCTTAAAAAGAATTTTGGAACATTGAGGGTGTATTGGTATCAAGTTCCTGGAAGAAATGTAACTTACATTAAACTAAACCAGTATTATTTACAACATTATGAATTAACCAAAGAGATGGTATTCGACCAGTGTAAAGAAAAATTTAACCCTAATGATGAAATAAATTCTAATGGGATTCCTATAGTCGATATGAAAAAAGATGTAAATAGCGGAGAAGATTGGGTGCATATACAGAATTCTGAAAATTTACGATTCGAGGATATTATTAAGACTGAATTCATCAACAAACAAAACGAACATATACATAGTTCTAAAATAGGAGTATTGAGCACTTGGAAGCAAGACACCATTAATGATATCGGTGGCGAGGATAACTTTAACCAAGAGTATGATTTAAGGTTTACTTCTGGATCAAGAAGTGTAATAAGTGAAGAAGTCATAAAAAGATTGACAGAGGGTAAAGTAAAATACTCTTCTTATAATCATTTAGATAGTTTCAATAGAATAAAATGGAATTGGGAAGAATCTATTACATTTAAAGAAGGGTGGGAAGAATCGAGGAGGAAAAATATGTATGGTTTAATTTCCATTGATGTTTCAGAAGGACTAGGACAGGATTATAGTGTGATAAATATGTTTGAATTAAAATATAAGGATTTTGATTTAATAGACACCCAAAAAGATAAATATTCTAACTTCCAAGATTTTTTTCAAGTTGAGCAATTTGGTGTCTTCAGATCTAATATAGTTAGTGTTGAGCAATTAGCCGAAATGGCTTATATTCTTATTTACGAGTTTTTCGATCCAGATAAATTTAAAGTTATAGTCGAATATAATAATGACGGGAAATCTTTTCTAATTTCCCTTAAAAATGTTTTTGATGGAGAAAATAACTATAGCGGTTTTCCTATTATGAAATTCAAACATTCTATTGATGCTAAAGAAAAGACCAAAGGTCTTAAAGTAGGAGGTCATAAAAACAAGTATGTAAGAGATTATCAAGAAAGAATAGAATTTCAAGATATAGTAGTCAACCACGATGAAACTATTAAAGAGATAGGAACTTTTATCGCTCATACAACGAACGCAGGGAATGTAATATACAAAGGTGATGGTTCAAACGACGACTTAGTAATGACTGTAGTTAATATGGGGCAATCTTGGCATAATAATAGTTTCAGAGAACTTATAGAAGACTACCACATTGAAAATAAATCTCCAAAAATAGATAAAATCGTAAATGAAGTTCTTTACTCCGAGAAAACAACTGGAACAGATTACAATTCATTTTTTAACGTGAAAAATAAAGTCCTTAAGAGTGGATTACCTAGATACCTTCGGTAGATGGATTCCCCACAGAAATATATTTTGGTTTTCTGTCTAAGTCATCAATATTAAATTAATTTTAATATATATACATCAAGTGAAAAATATTTTGTCAATGCCAGTAAAAGGTTTTTTTTAATAATTTGGTGTTGATGGTTAAAAAAAAGAAAAAAAAATTGTTTTTAAACGAAAATTTAGACCAAGCTAGAAAAATTCTCAAAAAATATAATATTGAAGAGAATTCCGAAAGTTTTTTAAAGTTAAAAGAATTAGTAGAATCAAAATTCGGTGAAAACAAATTAGGATATTTAGGTCTTTTGACTAAATTCTTCTACCAAAAGGAAGTTGATTTATCAGAAATAGCCATTCTAGTAGATAAGATATTCAATAATAGAAGTAATTTGAGTAAATTACCAAAACAAATAAGCACCTATGATTCTTTTGAAAAATTAACTGATGATTTAACAAAACTCGAACAAAATAAAAATTACAATAAAGAATTTGTTTCACAATTAAAAGGAAATTTAAAAAAAGAAGCCAGAAAAGATTCAGAGTTAGTTGATATATATAGTGATTTAGATGAAGATAAGAAAAAAGATCTCATCGATAACTTTATTAAACCTAAAGTTTCAAGATATAAGGATTATAAAAGATTTCGTGAAGAATTAATTACTTATTTGTATAAAAATAATTTAAGTAAAGAAGAAATACTTAATGATATCGAAAAAGTGCAAGGCGCTTACCTTTATTACGAAGACGACAGCTTTATCGTTGCGGAGATATTCTCCCCGAATTCTTCATGTAAATTAGGCTCTAAATCTTGGTGTATTTCAACATCAAAATATTTTTTTAATATTTATTCTGGAATTGACACAGGTAATAAGCAATATTTTATCTGGAACTTAAAAGTTGAAAGCACTTCACAAGAAAGTTTAGTAGGAGTGACAATATCACCGAACGGAAGAGTTCATACATCACATCTAAAAAACGACAGATATGTAAATTTCAAACAATATTGTTCGAAGCATGGACTAGATTTAGAAATTTTTAAACCATTAGACTTGGAGACCGATTTAGAAAAACTATTTAAATCCTTCAACACAATAAATTTTTCCACAATTAATAAATTAAATAAATCTGGTGATATTACCGAAATACTTAAAAAGCACTCCGATAAATTAGATGATCGAGCGAAAATTTTTTATGGATTAGACGTTGATTATTCCTCTTTAAATGAAAATGATAAAAGATTATATAAAGCAGTGGGGGGTTATCCAAATTTACCGAAAATTATAGATTTCTGTAATAATGTTTCAGGAGAAAACCCGAGTTCTTATGTTCAAAATAACAAAGATAACCCTGGTAAGATTTTATTGGATGAGATGCCTTTTTATGAAAAAATAATCTTATTGGGTAAAGTCTTGGATCTTTTTGATGATGAACTTTCTATTAAAGTTTTTCTAAACAAAGAATATGAGGGTAGAGTAGAATTTGACATAGAACTAGACGAAGACATTACTTTCTTTTTCTATATAGAGGAAGAACAATATTGCCAAGAAATTTTAGGGATGGAATTATCTACTTATTTTGAATTTATGCACCGTTCAGTTGTAGATACTGTCGATGATGAAAATTTATTTGATCAAATAGGACCATTAATTAGAATGAAATTAAACGAATTGGCCGATTATATTAAAGATTATGTATCCCATCCTAAGGAAAGGGAAATGATAAGTAATATAGACAGTTATGAAGAATTTGTTGTTTTATGTGAAATTATGAAAAAATTATCCGGGAGTGATAAGTTAGCTGATTTATATGAAGATTTAGTAAGCGAAATATCTTATAAATTAGATAATTTACATTCTGAAGACATTAGAAATTTTGAATTTAATAAAGTAGGAGAATATGATTATAATTATTATAAAATTGATTTATCTGAAATGGTACCTCAGTTTGTTAATGAGACCAACCCTGATAAATTAAAAAACTTTGAGGATTGGTTTGATAGTTGCCCTTCAGATATTGAGAATACATCGGTGTCATTCGGTGCAGATGAAGGATTTTTACTTACTCATTATTTAGACCATTCCGGATTCGATTACAAAGATATAATAGATAATTTTGATATCAAAATTGATGAGCTAATGGATGAGGGGTTAGAAAATATATCCCAGGAATTAAAATTAAAAAAAATAATAGATAATTTAATTGATAATAACTGGAAACCAGAAAAGAGGCTATTTAGAACATTTTACTTAACTTATTATATTGACAAAGATAGAGCTAGAGTTATTAAAAAATCAGATATTAAGTCAGATGGATCAGTTCTAATACATGAAATTGATACTTCAGAATGTAATAAAGATTTAGAAGATGTAATATTTAGATTATTGGGAGGTATCTCAAATGATGAAGTGAAAAAATGTTTAAGAATTAAAAAAGGAAATATTTCAGTGACTTCCAGTGACCCAGACCAAATGAAGTTATTTGAGAACGTTCAACCATATGAAAAATTCAAACAAAATTTCTTTAAAAAATATAATTAATCAATGTGAACTACCCACCGACTAAAGATCGGTGGGCTTCATGGGTCTTCACTCCCTCTACCGAGGGCAGTTCTCCATGATTTTCAAGTCTGGGTCCCCCAGACAAATTATTTAAGGAAAAGAGTTT